TTCGCCAAGCAGCTTGGCTACGAGATCACGATCTCCGAATTTCGTCCGTTCATGGTCGGCATCGATTGCTGTGGTGATGGTCGCGTCTACGGCGACGGCACATTTATGCAGGATCAATGGGGCCGTCCGATCTGCGATCCGCTTGGCTTGCCGGTGAAGAATGGCGAGCTGAGCGAGTGGCCGAACTACGGGCTTGGGCCGCCCGAGATGCGTTACTACTGGACGGTTCACGTCTCGTCGAAAGGGCTGATCTGGTTTCGCTGCACACAGTCTCAATGCGGGGTCGATTACCATTTGGAATTCACCATCCCGCAGGACTTGGAATGCATTCTCAATCGCTGGCAGCCTGCGCACACGCAGATCATTTTCGATCTGGGTGGCTTGAGTGATCCTGACGATCCCATGGCGGGCACGCCTTAAAGAGAGGAAGCAAATCGATGGACTACAATCAGCCTTATGGAAAACCGCCCGAGGTCGTGTGGGGCGATACGCCTTACGTCAATGGCAATCCTTCGACGGGCATTCAAGGCTCGATCCCGCCGGCGGCTTCGATTGAATATCCGCAGCGCGAACTCGTCAATTTCTTCAGAGATACCGGAATGCTCACGCCAAGCAATTCCGATCTGCATCAGCTTTCCAAAGGCGTGATGACGGGCATCATGCATTATGGCGTGGACGCTGGCACGGTGAATGCGCTGCAAGTTGTCATGCAGCCGACGCCGGATAAATACTATGACGGCATGTTCGTGTTTGTGGTGCCAGCCGTTACAAACACGGGCGCAGCTACGATCAACATCAACAATCTCGGCATCAAGAACATCGTTCGCCGTGGTGGTGGTCCCGTGCAGGCTGGCGATCTTCCGGTCGGATACAAATCGCTGCTTTGCTACAGCGCATTGCATGCGAATTTCGAATTATACGGCATCAACTTCGGCGCTGGCGGCGGCTTCCTTCCGATCTTAGGCGCAAATACGACTTGGTACATCAACGGCACAACCGGCGATGACACGCTATACGATGGCACGTCGGCGACAATCTCAGGCTCGCATGGTCCGTTCAAGACCATCACGCGCGGCATGAATGAAGTGTTCAAGTACGGGCCGAGCGTCTACACCGCGACGCTGCAAGTCGCAGCGGGCACCTATCCCGAAGCGGTGCAGACGCCGAATTATCAGGGGCCGACCGTCAAGATCATCGGTGCTGGCAAGACCGCGACCTTCGTCACGGGCGCGAACGATCATCACACATTTTCAAGTTCGCACGGCAACACGATGGTCGTGACAAACCTGTGCGCCTCAACCGGGTCTGGCTTGGGGCCGCCGTGTTGTTTCGTCGGCTCAAGCGCCGGTACCGTCTCGACGGATGACACTGCGTCGTCGGGTTATGTCCCGTTTTCGATTTGGGAAGCGTATGCGGGCTATATCTCGATGGGAAACCATACGTTCAACGCTGGCAATGGCTGCGGCATGTGCGTGTTCGGTTCTTACTTCGGCGGGTTTATTGGTCAGGCGGGTTATCCGGGTCCGGGCAAGACGTGGACGTTCCTCGGCTCGTTCAATGTCGGTGCTGGCGGCTTTGCCATCGCGAGCGCGAACGGTTCATTCGAGGCGGCAGTGCCAGGTCAGACGACGTTCGTCAATCCCGGCTACGTCATTGGGCCAAAATATTTCATCAATGCGAACGGCGTTCTGCAAACGCAGGGACTTGGTGTCAACTATTTCCCCGGCAATCAACCGGGCATCGTCGGCAGCGGCGGTCAGTATCTCTAAGGAGGCAACATGCCGGGTCAATTCAATCCGCAAGATTGGTACTGGATGATTTCGAGCGTCAGCACGACCCTTGTCTACGGGTCCGCGCGCAACGTCTACGTCGATCCATCGACCGATACCGATTACGGCAATTGGGTCACGAACACGGGAATGAGTCCCTATCCGGCGACATCCGAAGGTGACGTTTGGTATTACTTGCAGCAATTCATGCCGGTATGGTTGTGGAACGGCACGACCATGTCGCAGCCCGCAGTTGGCGAATACACCAAAGATCAATTGAACAATTACAATGCAACGCAACGCTTCAACACGGTCAACAAGGGCATGATCGCTGCGGGCGTGCCCGTCAGAACCGATGACTATTCGCGCGGTCTAATCCAAGGTGCGATGGCCGCCGCACAAGCTGATCCGACTTTCACAACGCATTGGTATGGATCGGACGGCAATTTTTATACGCTCGATGCCGCGCAGACGATCAACATGGCGACCGTTGTCGGCAATCATACCAATGCTTGTTACACGGTGTTCAAAGGCAACTCTGACGGCATCACGACCAACACCATCACGCAACCATCGCAGATTGATGACTCCTACGTGGGGCTCTAATGGCCACGGTAAACATCACCGTAGAGAACGATGCGGACTTCTATCGAAGCTTCGCCTATCAGGATATCAACGGCCACCCGATTGATATTACGGGCGCGTCGATGGTGATGAAGCTGCGTCGGCATGCCGAGGACGTGACCGCGTTTCTCACGCTCTCGACCGACACCGGGGAGATCACGATCACCAATCCGACGCAGGGAGAGTTCACGATCCTGATTGAACAGCAAAGCCTGATCGAGCTTTCGACCGGGCCTTACGAGCAATCGCTGATCATGACCTTCAACAGCATCAAGAAAAAAATCTGGAATGGTCTTCTGACCATCAATCCGGGTCCGTCGCGATGACGAATGGCAACGGCGGCTCGCTCTCGCCAAGTGGTGACGTAGAAGTCATCACCGATATCGGCGAGGTCGAGATCATCCATGACCAATTTGCTGGTGACGTTTCGGTCGCGGATGAAGACCCGCTAACGCAGATTTTCACGGGCGATCAAGGCCCGCCAGGTCCACGCGGAAATTCCGTGCTTTATGGTTATGGACCGCCATCAATCACCACGGGAGTCAACGGCGACTTTTATATCGATCTGCGCACGGCATTGATGTACGGACCAAAAGCGGGCGGCGCGTGGCCGCCCGGTTTCTCTTTGATTGGTCCCATCGGTCCCGTTGGTCCGCAGGGGCCTGAAGGTCCCGTCGGTGCCCCTGGCAATACAATCCGCAATGGCAGCGGTCCGCCCGATCCTTCGCTTGGCGTCGCGGGCGATTTCTACATCGACACGAGCGCGCACAACATCTACGGGCCGAAGAGCAATACCGTCACGGGATGGGGCTCGCCGACTTCAATCATCGGGCCGCAGGGTCCAGCTGGTCCGACAGGGCCAGCCGGTCCGCCGCCGTGGACAACGCCGCCTGTCCCGTGGGCGACGAATACGGCCTACACCACGGGTCCGCCCGCATCGCTCGTTACCAATGCAGGGGCGTCCTATGTTCCGACTGCTGGCCATATCTCTGGCGTCGATTTCTCTAGCGATCTTGCCGCAGGTTTGTGGACGCTGGTTGCGGCGGCTGGTTCGCCGGGGCAAGTAATCGCGCAAGTCTATGTCGGCGACTCGCCGCCAACTGGCATTCAAAACAATTCGCTGTGGTGGAATAGCACTGACGGCTGTCTGTACGTCTACTACTTCGACGGCAACAGCCATCAATGGGTCATAGCTGCGCCGGTCCCTGATCTCGCTGGCTACCTGCAACTCGCAGGCGGAACGATGACAGGACCAATCGTTTTGCCCGCCGATCCGACAACGAGCTTGCAGGCTGCGACCAAGAATTACGTCGATCTGCATTCGGGCGGCATTGCGGACGCGCCGAGCGACGGCAGCCTATACGGCAGATTGAACGCAGCATGGGCCAAGGGCGTGCCGCTCGCTGGCGGCGTGACCATGACTGGCTCGCTGACGTTGAACGGTGCGCCGACGACCGCGAACATGGCGGCGACGAAAGCCTATGCCGATGCGAAGCTAGGCGAGGCCCCGACTGACGGCTTCACTTACGGTCGCGCAATGAGCGCATGGGTTCAGGTGCTTCCGCTCACTGGCGGCACGCTGACCGGCAATCTGATTCTCAATGCCGATCCGACGAATGTTCTCGGTGCCTGTACTAAGCAATACGCCGACACCAAAGCAACGCTTGCCTCGCCAGCCTTCACCGGCAATCCAACGGCACCGACGCAGCCGGTCGATGACAACTCGACCAAGATTGTGACGACGGCTTATGTCACCAATCAGCTAAGCGCATCGGGCGATGGCACGCCCGCGATGGACGGCACAGCGGCTCGAGGCACGTCAACGCACGGGGCTCGAGCCGATCACATCCATCCAACTGACACGTCGCGTGCGCCGCTGGTATCGCCTGCACTGACCGGGACTCCCACCGCGCCGACTGCGGCACCGGATACAAACACCACACAACTAGCGACAACGGCATTCGTTATCGGGCAGGCGTCGGCGGTTGCTCCGATCATGGATAGCGTTGCGGCTGTTGGCACGTCGCTTCGCTACGCGCGCGCGGATCACGTCCATCCAAGCGACACCACGAAGATCGGCGACGCTCCCGCAGATGGCAACATCTACGGACGCAAAAACAATGCGTGGGTCATCGGCGGCGGTGGCGCGCAAGTCTACATCCAAGACACCGCGCCGACAGGCATCACGGCTGGCTCGCTCTGGTGGCAATCCTCGACCGGCCAATTGTTCGTCTACTATAACGATGGCACGTCAACACAGTGGGTGTTTGCGGCGATTGCCGCATCGGTGCCTGTCATCCGATCCTATATTACGGGCTATACGCTTTCGACGGCTGGCGGCTCAGCCTCGTTCGCGGTGACAACCGGACAAGCGGCGGACAGCACCAACGTTGATATGATCAGTCTGAATGTCGGGCTGACCAAGACGACGAGCGCATGGGCGGTCGGCAACAATGCGGGCGCGCTCGACGCCGGGACAATTCTCGCAAATAACTGGTACAACGTTTATGCGATCAAACGACCGGACACGCAGCTTGTCGATATCCTGATTTCGCTCTCGGCAACCGCGCCAACTCTGCCCGCAAATTATACGCTCTTCCGTCGCATCGGCTGCATGCTGACGACTGCGGGATCACTCTGGACGGCATTCTATCAAGTTGGCGACGAATTTTTCTGGATGAGCGCACCGCGCGATTATTCTGGCATAGCCGTTTCGAGTAGCGGCGCTCTTCTTACTCTGTCGGTGCCGCCAAATCTGCCGTGGACAACTCAAGCGGTTTTCAACGCAATCTTCACTAGCGCAAGCGCGACCGTTGCCGCTGGCGGCTTGGTCTATCCAACTTATGTGACCTTTGCGAGTGCTGGCGCGCAGCAAATGTTCTCGCTCAACGCCAACACGTCGCAGGCGGGCATGTTTCGTCTACAGGTCAACTCCGCAGGGCAAATCTCCGCTAAGTCCGGCGCGCAATCTGGCACCATCTCGATTGACACGATGGGATGGATTGACCGTCGCGGAAGGGATGGGTGATGGCGCTCGACTTTCCAAACAGCCCGACTGTCGGTCAGCTTTATCCGTCGCCAGCAATCGCCGGCGTCGGACAATGGCGATGGGACGGCACGGAGTGGGTGCCAAATTCATTCGGCGGTGCCGTTGGTGCTGGCGTCTACATGCAGGACAATGCACCAACCGGCAGCATTGGTGCTGGCTCGCTATGGTTTCAGACCTCGACAGGCGCGCTTTTCATCTACTTCAATGATGGCAACTCACTGCAATGGGTATCGGTTGTCGGCAATAGTCTCGCACCGACGCAAGCGATGTACGTCGCGGGCGGGCGTTTCCAGTATGTCAGCACGACGCAATGCGCGTTAGTCCCCTTTAGGGGTGATGCAATCCGCATTCAGGGTCAGATTTATTCGATCCCTGCCGGTGGCGTCACGCTTAGCAACAGCGGCATGGCGAACGCCACGATGTATAACGTCTACGCCTATATGTCGTCGGGCGTGATGACGCTGGAATATTCGGGCACTACGCACGTCACCGATACCACGGCGGGCAATGTCGGCACCGAGATCAAGAGCGGCGATTCCTCGCGCACGTTGGTCGGCTTGGTCCGCACGGATTCATCGGGATTGTTCATGTTCACCGCTACCAACAAAATGGTGCGGTCATGGATGAACCGACAGGCAGCGCCGATGCAATCCATCGCGCTTGGCTCGAACCTTACGCTCACCAATACCTTCGCGAATTGCACGGGTGGCATCAGCTTCGTTGCGTGGGCTAACGAGACGATCATTTGGAACTCGTTTTTGAGTTATACCGGCAGCACAACGGGCAACATCGTCACGACTATATGCGCGTTGGATGGGTCGCAGGTCGGCACAAGTTTTGCGATCAATCCCGATGGCACGGGTCGCGTTCTGCCGCAAGGCGGTCCCTTCTATGCGGGGCAACTCACCGAGGGCTTTCATTCTTGCTTCTGCCAAGCTCAACAGAACTCCGGCACTAACTCGATCTATTCCGCTTCGGCGCACAACATCACGTTGATGGAGTGACGCATGCTCGATTTCCCAAACAGCCCGACGCTAGGTCAGATTTTTCCAAGCCCCGCGACACAAGGCGTGGGGCAATGGCAATGGAGCGGCACTGCATGGGCACCGCTTGGATTGCCCGCTGGCGCGTTTAGTTGCAAGGTGCAGACGTTCCAAGGCGCTGGAAACTACACCTACATTCCAACGCGCGGGATGCAATTCTGCATCATCGAAAACCAAGCCGCAGGCGGCGGCGCGGGCGGTTGCGGTAGCGCAGCGAGCGCGTCCTATGCCGCTGGCGGCGGTGGTGCTGGCGGTTATGCAAAAGCAATCAGAACCGCAGCGCAGATTGGTGCTTCGCAACCTATCACCGTAGGTGCGGGCGGTGCTGGCGCAAACGGCAACAATCCTGGCACCGCAGGTGGTGCAACGAACGTCGGCACGATTTGCAGCGCGAACGGCGGCGCTGGTGGCAGCCAAGCGAGCGCGGCGACCGTTGGACTTGGCGGGCTTGGCGGCGCGGCCACGGCTGGCGATATTCTCCTAACTGGAATGAATGGCGGCGGCGGCAGCGGCTTTGCCAGTGCGGCGACCGGCAATATCTTCGTCGGCGGCAATGGCGGGTCAACACCATTCGGCTCGGGCGGTCGCGGACGCCTTACAGGGTCAGCCGGTTCGACAGGCGGCGACTCTGCAACAGCAAATAGCGGCGGCGGTGGCGGCGGCGGTTCAATCAACGCATCGACAACGCTCAACACGGGCGGCAATGGCGCTGACGGCTGCGTTGTCATTACCGAGTACGGCAATTTCGGTGGTCAATACTCGCCGCCCGTGCGCGGTGAGATCAACGGGCTGACGCTTTCTTGCGCGGGCTCGAGCCCGACGTTCACCATCCAAGCAGGCGCAGCGACCGACAGCACCTATTCGTACTCAATCGTGCTTCCATCCAACTGGACAAAGACCGCAAGTGCATGGGCGCTAGGACCGGGCAGCGGCTCGCTCGACACTGGCACGGTTGCGGTCACGACTTGGTATCATGTCCATCTGATCATGAATCCTTTGACCGGCGCGGTCGATGTGCTCACATCGCGGTCGGCGACTGCACCGACATTGCCGTCAGGCTTCACATTGTTTCGTCGCGTTGGCTCGATGTTCTATAGCGGCACGGGTCCGGGCTGGCTGTACTTCATGCAGAACGGCGACGTGTTTCGATGGGGCGTGGGCCGCATGGATGTTAGCGGCGTGTCGCCCACCAACGGTGCGCAGAACACTGTCACGCTGACTGTGCCGGGTGATGGCGTCACCGTCGAAGCATTGCTTATGGCATCGTGCCAATATCTTTCGGGCGGCGGCACAACGTTAAAACTTTTCGGCGGCTATATGACAGCGCAACCGACAATCGGCCTTTATGCGGCGGTCGCCAGCAACTCGAACAGTTGCTCGTTCCAAGTGACGACGAATGGCAGCTCGCAGATTTTGAGTAGGCTGGATTATGGCGGCACGGGCACCGCGTACTCGATAGAAACTCTCGGATGGATTGATACGCGCGGGAGATTTACCTAATGGCGATGGACTTCCCGAATACGCCGGCGGTCGGCGACAAATATCCGGTGAGTCCGACAACCGGGCAACCGCAATACACTTGGAATGGCACGCTCTGGACAACGCATGGCGTTTCGCCGCCCGGTCCCGGCAAAGTGCCCGTGTGGACCGATGGCACGGCGGCCTTGACTGCGCAGCTTACGCTCGTCGGCGATCCCGTCAATCCAACTGACGCGGCTGATAAGCACTATATCGACAATCACGCGCCGCTGACCGGCAGCGTTCGCTATGACGCCGCGCAAACCTTGACGAGCGGTCAGCAGACGCAAGCGCAAAACAATATCGGCATCGCAACGGCGGTGCCATCGGGCACGGTGATGCTGTTCTATCAGGCGGCGGCACCGACAGGCTGGACAAAGCTGACGACGAACAACGACAAGACGCTGCGCGTTGTCTCGGGATCAGGCGGCGTCGCTGGCGGCACCAATCCCTATTCGACGGTGATGGCGCAAACGACGGTCGGCAATCACACGCTGGCGCGCAGCGAATTGCCGACAGGGATTGCATCGAACGCCGCCAATACGATTGTGACCTATACGGCGGGCAACACAGGGCTCTATGTGGCGTATGCCAACGGTTACGGTTGGTATGGTGACTATTATTATTCGTATCAAAACACGCCACCTACACAAACCAACGCGACAGGCGCGCCGATAGGCTCGATCTCTTACACGAGCTATGGTCAATATAATCAGAACATCCAAGTCACATCGAACAATACGACGGGCGGCGCGCATAATCATCCGATAACGTTGGATATCCAATATTGCGATGTGATCCTGTGCAGCAAGAATTGAGGACGCGATGCAAATTCCACACGCGGAAGCTGGTCAGATTTGTCCGCTGCATAAGCAGGACGTGAGCGAGGTTTGCCACAAATGCCCGTGGTTCACGCGCGTCATCGGCAAGCATCCGCAGAGCGAAGAGATGGTTGATAACTGGCATTGCGCGATTGCTACACTGCCGATGCTCTTGGTCGAGAATGCGCAGGTTACGCGGCAAGCTGGCGCGGCTATCGAGATCATGCGCAACGATGTGGTGGCGAGCGCCAACGAAAACACAAGCGTATGGATGCAGCTCATGAACGTACAGCGATTGATAGGGAGACACTAATGCAGGTTCAAATCATCGCAGCGTCGAACGTCATCATGATCGACGGCAAGGGCAAGAAACTCAATTGCGAGAGTCTGCGCTCAAAGCAAATCGCGTTCGTCAATTGGTATGGCGAGCGTGGCGAGATCAAATATGCGAGCGGGGCGCTCGCTCCTATTGCCAAGGTTGAGGCGGCGACTGAGGGCTGGTCGCTGCAACAGTTGATCGACATGGCGAAACCATTTGGGAAGAAGTGATGCGCGTTTCAATCGTCACCGACGACGACAGCATCGTGATTGACCGTCTCGGCAAGACGGTGGATTGCGCGGCGCTCCGCAACAATCAGATCAGCGCGGTGCAATGGTATGGCGATCATGGCGAGATCGAATTTGAGGGACACAGGAAGCCAAACGAAGTGATCCACAGCTTCAAAGACTTTCAATCACTTGTCACCGCGGCAAAGCCGATCCCGTCGCCGAAGCCGCCGACGCCGCAAGAGGTTGACGAGGCTCACAATCGCTATGCGTTGGAGTATCCCGATTGGCGCAGACCGTGGGATGAGCGCGACGCCGAGGTGAAACGCCTGTTTGACGAGGCAGCAAGGCGTATGCCGCAGCCGCAAAGCTCCATGACGCCGCCGCAACCCGAAACGCCGAAACCGAAACCGAAACCAAAGAAGAAATGATGCCGTAAGCCAGTTTCAATCTTCCTCCCTGACTTGGCCCGCTTCGGCGGGCCATTTTTTTTGCGTGCCCACCAAAGGCAGGCATTGCCGTCCTTACGGCAAAAAAATGACCTACCGGTTGGTAAACGCGCGGCGCATAGGGCCATGCCTCACAGAAATTTAAGGTGACCATCGTCGCATCACTGTCGT